TAATTGACAAAGGGAGGAGAATTACATGCTTTACAACGTATATCAAGGCAATGAATTAATTGCGGAAGGAATTGAGGGTAAAGAGTACACTGTCGATGGGTTAACACCTAACACAGAGTACTCTTTTTCTGTAAGTGAAGTTATTGGTGATAAGGAGTCGGAAAAATCCGATCCAGTTACAATTACCACAAAATATAGTGATGTTGCATCTGTAGCGGTATCGCCTAAAAATAATAATCTAGACGTTGGCGCTACTCGTAAATTAACAGCAACAGTAGAACCATCCACAGCAAAACAAGATGTTGTGTGGTCATCTAGTGATGAAAATGTTGCTACAGTTAGTAATGGTATTGTTACCGCTATCGGTGTAGGAACAGGAACTATTACAGTTGCAGCAGAAGGTAAATCAGATACATCAACTGTAAATGTAACTCAACCTGTCGAAAGTGTAACAATCGCACCTAAAACAGCAACGTTAGAAATTGATGAAACGCAACAATTAACATCTACTGTATTGCCTAGTAATGTAAGTGATAAATCTGTTAGCTATGCATCTAATGCAAATGATGTTGCTACTGTAAACAATAGTGGCCTTGTAACCTCAATAGCTGAAGGTAGCGCAACTATCACAGTTACGACTGCAGATGGTAATAAAACAGATGCATCGGTAATTACAGTAAATGCACCTGTTGAACCGAAACCAGATCCAGAAGAAGGAGACGGTGGAGATTAATGATGGATCTATTGCATGAAGTAAAGCCATATTTAAGGGTTGACGGAGACTATGACGATGATATTGTCATCTTGCCTTTAATCAATGCTGCACAAGCCAAACTTACAGGCGCAGGGGTCAGAAAGCCTGATAAACATACAGATCGTGAAGATAAAGATTTGTATGGTCTAGCTGTCAAAATGCTAGTTTCTCATTGGTACGAAAACCGAGAGCAAGAGGCCGAGGGGCGCACTCAACACGTAATTACTTTAGGAGTGCAATCAATCATTTTACAGCTGAAGGCCGGTGGATTAGTTGAAAATAGCAAATAGGAATAAACGAATTAGCTTCGAAGAGCTAACAAGCAAGCAAAACAATGAAGGTAAATGGGTTGAAACTTGGATTGATAGCGATCTAGGTATCGTTTGGGCCGAGGTAAAGACGATAAGAGGCAATGAATTTATCATGGCAGGGTCTGAACAGGCGAAAGTATCAGCAAGAATTAATATTCGCTACCGTCCTGATATTGTTAGGGCATATTTTAAGCTAAGCGAAAAACTAAGACTGAACTTAAAAAGTAAAGATATAGGCGATCGCATTTTTAAAATCATTTACATGAACAACCTAGAAGAAAGAAACATTGAATTAGAGTTTATTGTCAACGAGGTGAGGTAAATGAAGCTTGATGTTTCTGGCTTCGATGAACTGACAGCAGAGTTTGAAAAAATGGCAAGTGGTGATTTAGAGACCTTGGAAAGGGATGCGGTCAGATCTGGTGCGGAAATTGTGCGAAGGAATCAACAAGCGTTGTGGAATAGGTCTGGTGCTGATGGAGAACACATTCAAGATGCGATTACAATTGGCCGTGCATTTGGAAACAAGGACGGAACAGGGATAAACGTTGGTCCTAAGATGTCTTTGCGCTGGAGAGGTAAGTTTGTTGAGTATGGCACGAGCAGACAAGCCCCGCAAGCCCCAGTTGAAAAGTCTAGATCGCAAAGTGAAAGCGCAGCAACTAGCGCAATGATGAAGGTGTTAGAAAGGGTGACAAAATGAGCGATTTAGGTAACTATGATGCGCAAACTGAACTATTACAAGCTTTGAGAAATGATAATGAGCTGTCTACTTTATCTGTAGGTGGCTTTCATAATTTAGTCGCGGATAAGGATGCTCCATTTCCAAGAGTAGTTTATTCAGAAATTAATAACGAACCTACTGGACATGCAGACGGAAATGAAGTTAAAGCAACAGTTAATTTCCAAGTTAGTATTTTTACAAATACGGCAACAAGCGACAGTGAAACACCTATGACAAAAGCAATTGATGGAATTATGAAGTCACTAGAATACAGAAAATATGACTCACAAAGTTTATATGAAACAGATACGAAATTGTATCACAAAGCTTTAAGATATGAAAAAAACTTTTATTAGGAGGAATGAATAATGCCAAAAGAAAAAGCGAGAATTATTCACGGTTTATCAAATTTCCACGGAGCAGTATTAAATAAAGACGACAGCGAAGGGGTAACTTATGATGAAGTTGAACACATCGAGGGCGCTGTAAGTATTAGTGGTACACCGAACACAAATGAGGATATTAAATGGGCGGACAATAGCGCATTTGCTGTATTAGATAGTTTTGAGAGTTTCGATGTTGAAATGGCAGCAGTTGATTTACCAGAAAGTTTTCAAACGAAAATGTTTGGTGAAAAAGTTATAAACGGTGTTGTTTTTAGTAATAAAGACGACATTACAAAGGAAATTGCGTTAGGATTTGAAGCTAAGATTCGTGGTGGAGGAACTCGTTTTTATTGGTTATTAAAAGGGACGCCAACAATCATGGGAATCGAACACGAAACAGACGAAGGATCTATTGATGCAAAAGATGCTACATTATCGATTAAATTTACACCACTATTACACAATGGTGAATGGAGATCGCGACTAAGTTCAGACATTGTAAAGACTGACGATTGGTTTGCGGATGTTGTGTATAGCGAAACAATTGCCGAAGCACTACCAGGCGCTACAGAAGAAACACCCTAGTAAGCCCGAAAACGTCAATGCTAGTAGTGTAACGGACACGAGTATTAATCTTTCATGGCAGTAAAACGTTAGGGCTATTTTTATGAGTGGGCTAATACCCGCTCTTTTTTTATATCTACTAAGGAGGGATTTTATTGACTAGCAAAACGCAAGAAAAACATGAAAATATTACTTTGTATATTGAAATAGATGGGAAAGAGAAGCCGTTCGTTTCGCCTAAACGAATACCAGGATCCTTTTGGAGACAAGCTGCAATGGTTTCAGGAGAATTAGAGGGCGGAGAGTTGCTTATTGCCGACCTAGATAGTCACCTGCAATTTGTATGTGAAGTATTTGAAAACCAATTCGACATCGGGCAGTTAGAAGACGGCGTGGATGCAAGAGACTTAGTAAGAATCATCTATGCGGTGACTATATTTGTAATGGGTCAAGTGGCTATTGCAGCCGAAATGTTAACTAAAGGAACAGATGCTTCTGATTTAGACGAAAAAAAAACTTAGATGAGACGGTGCTAGATGCTTATAACCAATTAATTGATATAGGGCATACGCAAAACGAAATAGATGATATGGATATTTTATATCATTTGAAATTATTAGGTAGACGAAAGCAAGAAAAACAAGAAGGAAGTAAGACTGATGATGTGCTTTACATTGATGATTTAGGAATCTAAATAAAAAGGCGGTGAAATTATGAGCGGTAGGAATTTAAAGGTTAATTTGGTTGCTAATACATCACAGTTTAAATCAGCAATGTCCGAAACAAGTAATCAAATGAAACTGATTAATTCTGAATTCAAAAGTGCAGCCGCTGAAACGGATCAGTATGGTAATAAACTTGATCAAACAGGCGCTAAAAAGAAACAGTTAAATGGTGTCATAGAACAATACACCCACCGAATTAAAGCTATTAAAACAGAACAACAACACTGGACAAGAGAGCTAGAAAAAGGAAATATAACCGAAGAAGAACATGCTCAAAAGCAACAAGAGATAGCTCGTAGATTGAACAACACCGAAGGCGAAATGAAACGTTATGAAGGGCAATTAAAGAAGCTTAACTCAGAAGGTAAGAAGACGCGCATGACATTCGATGAGTTCGACAAGAAGTTTCGTGATGTGGGTCGCACCATGCGTGACGTTGGTGCTCAAGTCGGTATAACTACCGGAGTTGGATTCATGGCATTGAAAAGAGTCCTAGGTGACGTTATAGAAGAAGCAAGTTCATTTCATGCCGGAATGTCGGAAGTACAGGCTATTTCCGGGGCTACTGGCGAAGAGATGGGTAAGCTAACAGATCAAGCTAAAAGACTAGGTCGAGAAACAGTGTTTACATCCCAAGAAGCATCAGAGGCTATGTCTAATCTTGCACGCGCGGGTTTCGATGCAAACGAAATCTATGATGCCATGCCAGGACTACTGGATTTAGCAGCATCATCAAATTTAGAACTTGGAACTGCAGCCAATATCACATCTAACATTATCAGGGCGTTTAATTTTGATGCCGAAGAGTCGGGTAGAGTTGCCGATGTCTTGTCAAAAGGTGCAGCAACTGCCAATACGGACGTAGAAGGATTAGGCCAGGCGATGGAAGTATCCGCCCCGGTTGCTCAATCCTTGGGGGTAGAGTTTGAATCAGTAGCGGCTAGTGCTGGAATTATGGCGGATGCCGGGATAGATGGTAGTAAATCCGGTAGAATGTTGCGACAAGGGATGCTTAGATTATCAAAGCCGACTGGTGAAGCTGGTAAGTTGTTAGAGGAAATGGGCGTCAATGCGTTTGATGCAGATGGAAACATGAAGTCCTTGGATAAAGTTGTGGGAGAGTTAGAAAAAGGGCTTGAAGGTCAAAACAAGAAGCAAAGAGCGGCTGCATTATCAACAATATTTGGTAGTGAGTCCACGGCAGGTTGGACAGTGTTACTAGAAGAAGGGTCTGATGTATTAAAAGACTATACAGGCGATCTAGAAGATTCCGAAGGCGCAGCTAAAGAAATGGCTGATGTCATGCAAGACAATGCTGAAGGTGCAATTACACGAATGCAATCTGCATTAAGTGGTCTAAAGATAGAACTAGGGGAGAAGTTACTCCCTACGTTGGCAACAGGTGCTGATTTTATTGCTGACTTTGCTACCGGGTTATCAGAAATGGATGAATCCACAATCGAGACAATTGCAGAAACGGCATTGCTAGTTACTGCTTTATTGGGTGTAACTACAGTGGTAGCAGGATTGGTTGCAGGAATTGGAGCATTTATGATGGTTGCTGGTCCAGTAGGGGCTGCAATTGCTGCCGGAACATTACTTGCAGGTGCGCTTGGTATTGCCACGCGTATTGCAACAAAAGATGTGGAAAAGGCATCGGAAGTTAACCTTGATCATGCCAATTCATTAGTGGATCAAGCATCCGGATTGGAAGACAGTGTAAATGCATTCGAGAGATTGTCTGATAAAGCTGAAATATCTAATGAAGAACTAGGTTTAATGTATGACTTGCATAAACGCATGGAGGATGCAGCCAATAAAGATGAGCTAGCTAAATTATCAGAGCAATATGATAAGTTGGCTGAAAAGTCTGGTTTTTCCAAGGAAGAAATAAAAGAATTGTTCGGAGCAAACGAAAGTATTATCGAGCAATCAGATGAAGCCGAAACGGCTATTGGAAAATCTGGTGAAGCATGGGTAGAGAATACCGATGCAGTGAATGAATATATACAGAGTCTTTATGAAGCATCTAGAATTGAGTTAGAGTCCCAACGAGATAAGCAGCTTAAGAACGAAGAAGAGATAACGAAAAGGATAACAAAAGAGAACAGGCAACTAAATGACGAAATTGGTAAATTGGCGCTTTTAGATGATCTACGCGGGGCAAGCCAAAAAGAATTGCTTGACATCCAAGGCGACATTGTAGATGAAATGAATCAAGTTGAGCAAGGCAGTGCAAGGTGGCTAGAACTCAACAAGCTACTAGAGGCAACTACAGATGCCCAAAAGGGCGATGTCGAAGAAATGTATGGAACGCAAACTGATATTGTAGAAGAAAAGAGAAAACAACTAAACTTATCAGAGGCAGAGTTAGAAGATGTTCAGGCGCTCAATCAAGGCTTAGTAGATGTATGGCTCAAACAGACCGGCATCAAAGAAGAAGGCGAAAAAGGTTTAAATGTGCTAGAAGAAAAAATCGCCAAGAATGACAAGACGATAGCTAGTTTGGATGCTGAACTAGAAAAAGAAGGCAAGTTAACAAATAAACAACAAGAAAAGTACGATAAAGCAGTCGAAAAAAACGGAGAATACCGGGCAACACAGGAGATATTGCAAGAAGAATATGAAGTATATGGCAGTATCAACACTTTGCTCGACTCTCACCTCTCACAGTTGGATGAAGGCACACTCAAAAAACTAGAATCACTTGAAGCCACACATGACATCGAGGTCGCAGAAGGTAATATTTACGAACAATTACAAAAGAAACAAGGTCAATTAGTTGAGGAACGAGATCAATTAGAAGAAAACCTTGAGAAAAAAGGCGCTAATAAAGAAGCAATCAATGAAGAGATTAAAGCGATTGATAAGAAAATAGCAACAGGCGATGAAGTCTTGCTTCAAATGTTGGAAGAGCTGGACTTGTTAGATTTAGTCAAGGATGGCCTACTACTCAACAGTGATGAGTTAGAAGCTTATCTGGAAACGTTGGGGTATTCAACGGAAGAAGCTGCTGAATTGGCAAAGATATTGGCAGAGGAAACAATTGACGGAATGAATGACAAACAAGAAGAAGCTAAACTAGCTGGAACAAACAAGGTAAAAGGCTATCTGACAGGTATGGAAGGTAAGAAAGGCGATAACAAGGAAGTAAGTCGATCGCTCGTATCTGATACGCTTGCTGAATTTGGTAAGGGCAACAAAAAAGCCAAACAGTCCGGTACAGATAAAGGTGACAATCACGCAGGCGGTGTTGGCTTAACTCAAAGGCTTAACATCACAACTGGTAAAATGATTGCAGATAGCACTACATCCGAACTAAACAAGGGCGATGGAGCATCGTCAAAAGGTGGTCAAAGTAAAGGTAGGGCGCACGATAAAGGGTTAGGCGGAACACAAGGGGTGAACGTTAGAACGGCGAGCGGTGTATCTAATGCCGTTAGTAGTATGTTAGGTCGAACTACTGATGGAGGCGGAGGGCAGAAAGCCGGTAGTACATTTAGTCGTAGTTTGAAATCGAACCAAGGTGGCGCTCAATCATCAGGCCGTAGTGTAGCGAGTAGCGGGGTAACTGGACTAAGGAGCGTTAGCACTAGCGGAGCAGGAAATGACTTTGTTAGTGGGTTTAGAACAGCTATCGCCAACGGATCAGTAAGTGATGTAGCAGCTAGACTTGGGCGGAGTGCCGTAAGTTCATTGAAGAGGTCAATCAGGGCCCGATCGCCATCCAAAGCAACGGAAGAACAAGGTATAAACTTTACTGATGGATTTGCCATTAGCATTGATAAAAGCAAAAAGAAATCTATTGATGCGGCTGCAATGGTAGGTAGAGAAACGGTTGAATCATTAAATAGTGAAGTTGATGGATTTAAGCAATCATTTGGCGCTATCGCATTAGCAATAGAAGGAAACAAGCAGACATTGAAAGTGGAGCATACGCTAGATGATAAGTTTGAGAAAATGCTAACAGTGTTTAAGTCAGGGAAGAGTGAAGGTGATCAATCAACGAACGCCCTACTACAAGCCACATTAAAACAAAATGAGATATTAATGAAGATTCTCGCTAAAAATACTGATGTTGTTATCGGAGACGATGACATAGGTAGGGCAGGCAATAGATACAATAGCAAGAAGACAATACCAAGCTACTTTAACCGCTCTTAATAGGGCGGTTTTTAGCATTGGAGGTGTAACATGTTTAAATTACTAGATCATAATTTTGATGAGATACAACTAGATAACATAACCCCACTGGATATTGAGATCTCTAGTATATCCAAAGAAAAAACACAAGAGGAAAGTAGCCTTATTGGTTACCGAGAATACGGAAGTATAAGCCGTGATCGTGACATAAGTATCACGTTTTTAATTGACAATGAACACACGCGTAGCTACAGAAAAATCAGATCAGACACATATGACCTACTCGGAAGATATGAATATTTTTACGTAGTAGAGACGTACAGGCCCGATGTGATGTATAAGGTTAGCGCAAACGAGTCATACACTCCCGAGCGGTTGAATCGATCCGTAGCATCATTTGAGGTTGCCCTGGACATCTACGAGACTCCATATGGACAGACTGATAAGCTGATCAAATTTGAGGATATAGCAAACACATCATTTACAGTCATAAACGAGGGTCACAAGTTGATCCATCCGTTTGATCCTAACGTTAGTTTAAAAATAACGTTATCTAATTTCAGCGGATCGGCTGGATTATTACGATTAACGAATGAACTAAACAACTCCGAGACGGCAATAGGTGGAGATCTAAGAGTTGATGATGTCGTGGAGATAGACGGGGCAAGTATCCGTATAAACGATGCCAATGCTTTTAATCGTAGCAATCAACGGTATCTACAGATCAGCCGAGGTGCTAACAAGGTGATTGTGCGAGGTGTGGAAAGTTGCCATGTAAAGGTTGAGTTCCGCGAACTATATAATTAGGAGGTGAGAATTTGGCAGAATGGGAACAGTTTATTTATGAAACTTACATCTACGATACGATCATTAACGATGATGAAGAGAACGGCGAACTGATCGAAGAGGATTTATATGCTG